GGTTGAATTAGACCCGGACTGAAATTTAGAAATGCCTCCTAACCGAAATCGCGGACGTGGGGGTCATGGTCGTGGCGGTGTTGCTCGTGGTGGAGCTCGTGGTGGTGTTGCTCGTGGCGGAGCTCGTGGCGGAGCTCGTGGCGGCGGTGCTAACGGGCGTAGTGGAGGTAATGCCGGCAAGGGCGGTGCAGCGGCAGGTCGTGTTGCCAAACCGGCTGTAACAGAATTACCGGAAACTCTTTTACTGTCTGGATCTCCAACAATATTCCCGTCGTTGATTCGGGATGCGCTAACCGAATTTAAAAAGCCACAGCCATACTTCTCAGCGCTTGAGAAACTACAACCGACACTAGAATCGTCACAACTTGTGCCAGGTTCATGGTGGTTTGGTATTTCGGGCGAATTGCTTGCGGGTATTGACCGCCGCTCCGAATCTAGTTTTGAAGCGACACTAAAACTCAAAGATGATAGTTCGCGTGATATATTTATTAAGCGTATTCATCTACTAGACCCTTTGGCAGCGATGGAAGGGGAATATGTGCTACCAGAGGATGGTGCTCTACCTGCACCCAGTGAACTATGGCGTAATGCACTTGAGAAACTAAATCATCCGCTCAATGAAGCGTATGTAGATGCGCTTTTTGCGTTGTATGCCTCAAAACTTGTTGAGGGGGATATCTCGCCACATTGGTGCCGCTGCTACGGTACTTTCACTGCGCGTGTTGATAAATATGTATACAATATTTCGGAAGAGTACGATTCATTGCGTCGTAAGTCTTGGTGGAAGCCCAACCAGCGTGCCGGTATCTTCAAATATTATGAAGAAGAGAATGATACAAAGACATCGTTGGTAGAGACACTTTTTACACAGCCAGGCGAGGCGCTTTCACTTGACGATTTTACGGCGGTAGATGAAGTTATTATGGGCGGAGTTGCGAATGAGATCGTCCAAGAAGTGGAGCCAATAAATGTTGGCGATGATACTGTACAACTCACAAATCCTCGGCTAAGACTCAAACGCATTTTGAACGAAGGCAGTGCCAGCATCAGCGACGATGATAGCGGCAGTGAAGATGAAACCGAGGAGCTGGTAGAGTTTACAAATTTTCCCGTTCAGGTTTCTCTACTTGAAAAGGCGGACGGCACAATGGACACTCTTCTAGACGAGGAGGACGATGACGATGCTACAATGGTTGAGACAAAGGATGCGCGTTGGTCCGCATGGCTCTTCCAGGTTATTGCCGGTTTAATTACCGCCCAGCACTACTTTGGTTTCGTACACAACGATTTACATACCAATAATATCATGTGGAACGGTACAGGCATCACGCATATCTATTATCGTGTAGTGAAGGGCAAAGAATCGTGGTATATGAAGGTGCCAACCTACGGTCGTCTCATGAAGATTATTGATTTTGGTCGTGCATCATTCACGCTGCCAAACTGCGGCTTTTTCATATCCGACGCATTTTTTCCTGGCAACGATGCGGCAACCCAATACAACTGCGATCCGTTCTATGATGAAGCGGAAGGCAAAAAGGTAGAGCCAAATACCTCTTTTGATTTATGCCGTCTAGCAGTATCACTACTGGAATCTCTTTTCCCTGAACGACCTGCAAATGTAACACCTGTGCGTATTATGAGCCGCGAGGGCTCAAAACTCTACCCCGAAACTGTGAGTCCCGTCTACAATATATTATGGGAGTGGCTAACCGACGATGAAGGTAAGAATGTTTTACGTAAACCATCTGGCGAGGAGCGTTATCCTGACTTTGATTTGTACAGAGCTTTGGCGGCAGATGTTCATAATGCGATGCCCAAGACGCAAGTAGAGAAGGCGCTTTTTGCTCCCTTCCGTTGCACAGCAAAAGATGTACCAGCCGATACGAAAGTTTACGAATTGATTTTAGCCGCCTAATAACAGAGGATGAGCCGTTATTGGAAGCACAAGATGTACGCCGTCGCTATGGTCTTGCTCGTGATTGGCGGTATCAATTGGGGTATCAAGAGCTTCCTTGGAAAGGATGCTGTGACTTATTTTACAGGTAAGAATGTCGTTGTCGCAAACTTGATTTTTGCCGCTGTAGGCGTTGCTGCCCTAGTGATTGGTCTCCACCGCGACTCCTATCTACCGTTTCTTGGACAGACAGTCATTCCCTGCTCCGTCCTAACACCCCAGACTCCCGAGAACGCAGATATTGAGGTAGAGGTATTGGCAAGCCCCGGCACAAAAATCCTATATTGGGCAGCGGAGCCTTCGAACAAAGATTTGAAAGATTTGAACGACTGGAAGCACGCCTACCTAGCATATCGTAATGCCGGCGTGGCAGTCTCCGATAAGACAGGTGTAGCAAAGCTCAAGGTTCGTAAGCCGCAGCCGTATAGTGTTCCCCATATAGGCAAACTGAGCCCGCATGTACACTACCGCAAGTGTGACGAAGAAAATCTGCTCAGCCGTATCTACACGGTTGACCTCAACAGCAAGGAGTTCTTTGAGAACTATGTCGGTATGCAGGAGTCTCTAGAGCCTGTCATTGAGAAGTCGGAGTTTAACTATGTAAAGCCTGCGCAGGCTTTGGAGGAGGCAAACACCGTCACCCTCAAGACGCTCAGCCGATCATTGATGCCCCAGGGCGGTGCTCCCGATGAGGGCAGACTCACTACCGGCACCCCGATTGATAACGCATTTACAGCAGTAAATTCGCCGCTTGTTGGCGCCACGCTAGATGCAGCATTCAGCGGCAAGGGAATCTAGACCGTCGGTTTATTATATTTAAAAAAACAACTTGTTTTATTAAATATACAAATGTCCGTCGTTCCCAATAAGGCTCCAACTGTTTATATTGCGTGGCAGGCTTCTAGTGGAACCTTACCGTCAAGTAGTTATCCTTTGTCGCGATCCTCTGCCAGCAATGATGGAACGGTCATCGCGTTTGCAGCCTGCCTTACAGGTACTGGAGGTGGAATCTACTATTCAACAAATAGCGGACTAAGCTTTGTAAAAACATCAACAAACGCAAACGGCGTCGCATCGAGCGGACCGAACGATTATCCAATGAATAGTGTAACAGTTTCAGGGGACGGAACCACTATTTTTGCGATCTCGGCAAACAACGGAATCTATAAATATATCATTGGTAGTGGCTGGGTTACTACATTGCCGTCCACTGTAAGTGGTGGTGCCGCATTGAATTTAGCAAGCACACATTCTCCTACTACAGATGCTGGATGGACATCTTTAGCATGCGATAACACTGGAACAAATATATTTGTATGTTCAACAAGTACGGGCTTAGGTACAGTATGGTACACGCAAAATGGTGGAAGTACCTGGACAACCTCTGGATCAGGTATTAATTTTACAGATATTTGCTGTAATTCAAATGGAAAATTTATATTTGCAGTTGCGTCTCCTGGCAGTTCCGCTCCAAATATTTATTATTCTGGTAATGCTGGTGCTAGTTTTAGCTCAACGACAACTGCTGGTTTTACTTTGAATGAACTTACATCCGTCGGTTGTAGCACGGATGGAACCGTTGTAATATGTGCGGGAAAAAACATATATACATCAACGAATGGTACTGCTGGCACACCAACATTTACCATTAATTCATTCTCAAATACTGCGACGTCAGGTTGGACTCATGCAGTTGTAAGCCAAGATGATCTAAAATTATATGTAACCGCCGATAATGCCGCGGGTACATATTCAGGCGGACTCTATTATTCGCTTGACCAGGGAGCCACATGGAGATACAATGTTCCAGGTGGAACTCCCCTTGGAGTCACTGTAACTTCAGGACGTAGTATTACATTGGGACCGAATGGATATCCTGTTACACTCTTATCAACCGCTCAGTATTCTCCTTCAGTTCAGGCATTCTGGTATAGTACAGTCACAGTTCTCTGCTTCAAGGAGGGCACAAAGATTCTCTGCTTTGTTGACGGCAAGGAACAGTATGTACAGATTCAGGATATGAAAGCAGGTACCCTTGTGAAGACATCGCTTGATGGATACAAGAAGGTGGATATGATTGGTTCCTCCAAGATATATAATCCTTCGCACACAATTCGCGGCAAGGACCGTCTGTACAAGTGTACCAAGGAGAACTATCCTGAAGTATTTGAGGATCTTGTAATCACCGGTTGCCACTCCATTCTCGTTGATGACATTACAGAGGAGCAGCGTAAGGATATCACTGAACTTGCCGGTCGTATCTTTGTGACGGACAATAAGTACCGTCTCATGGCGTGCCTAGACGAACGCGCCAAGCCTTACACCGAAGAGGGTTTACAGACAGTTTGGCATTTTGCCCTCGAAAATGACAATTACTATTACAACTACGGTGTGTATGCAAATGGACTGCTGGTAGAGACCACCAGTAAGCGCATGATGAAGGAGTTGTCTGGTATGGAACTCGTATAACATTTCAGTATATGCTCATAGCATATTATGAAAGTATAATGGTATGGATTTATAGATCCGTGGGGACATTACGGTTGCCACCGCGGCTGGCAATGAAGTCACGCTGCTGAGCCGTTGTGCAGACGCAGCCGCTGCTGCAAGTGTAGCTGGAAGGGCAGCACTCGGGCTTGCACTGGTTATTCTTAAACATGAAGAGATTGTCGGGACCGAGCTTAACATCGGGACCCAGCAATGGCTCATTGGGTGCCGGACCGCGCCAGTTAGATAGACCATTCGCCGGCTTCTTCACAACATTATCATATGTGCCGATCGCCTGGTAGTTATCACCCGTGGGTGCCGCATTGTCCAGCATGTAATCAACGAAACCCTCCGCACGAATAGGGTAATTCGTGAATCCGTTGATCATTAGCAGATTTGCCAACAGAAGGAGACCCAACATGGTGAGCGCGAATACGATTCTGGGAGACATTTGCTTTAGTTATAGATTAGATTTTCTCCGTTGCTGTCGTTAATGTTTCCAAAACCCAGTCATATGTCTTATGAATCTCTGAACTTCCAACATCAGTAAAGTCACGAACTTCGATAAACTGTCCGCCTTCAATCACGGTAAATGTGCCTGAATCCGTAAAGAGTTGGAACCACTCTTCGTTGTCAAGTTTGCGGGCACATAATGTATGCTGCTGTAACCATGTATCGGCGACCTTCGTCCAAGTGCCGGATGACATATACGACTGCTCACTTAATGGAACCGCATTAAGAACCTCGTTCGGGGCGAGCCGTACAATACCGCGTACTGTTGTCTGTTTACCATCGGCACCAATCACTTTACATCCGGGAACAATTTCGCGAATTTCCATAGGACCTAATGGTGTCATTACATGAGTTTTCCCCGTAAAACCGGCTTCCGATGTAAGCGAATCTAAGCTCGGCTCTAAGTAAATCTGCTGTGGGTTCAGTAGCGTAAATACGCGTTTATTCCACTCCGCTAAATCCTCTAGATTGTTGTCTAACTCCTCCCAGTCCGCAAATATGGTCGTACCGTTGCTGGAGTGTACAGGAATACGGCGATTACTGGTAATTAGACAATAGACCTTACGGGTTTGTTGGGGGAGTTTGTGTGCCTGGGGATGATCCTTGACAAACTGCGGTGTATTATTTGTGTATACAATATGCGAGCCTGATACATTCACACCGTATAGTTCGTACATATCATCTGTATCTTGCTCAAATGCAAAAACACCGGTCACTTGTGCGCCGTCAGCAAGTTGGTCTCCAAGTTTAACGCGTTCTATTGTTATTGTATTTCCGTCGGCTGCATCTACAAGTGTTCCTTCCTCAAAACAGAAGATACCCGCCATGCCGGTCACCTTGTCGCCTTGACCTGCGTTCTCAATCATTTGAACTGCCAATACAATCAATACAATCACTGGAATAAAGATGAAGGGTAACCAAATGAAAATTGCAGCAATGATGACAAGAATCGTTAGAATAATATTCACAACAAGATCAAATACGCTAAATGTCGTTTGTAATGCGGCAAGTCCTGACATAATTCCTGCAACCGAAATTGCAAATGTTTTGCCTATCGCAGAATGAAGTTTCATAAATGTTGCTCTTAGGGCAGTTAAGGTACCTTGAAAGCGATTCATAAATACGGCGGTCATGCTGTTGAATCGGCTCCACATCACTTTCAAGAGTCCGCGCACATTAAACAGTCCATTTACTGTATCATCAATTGTATCTGTAAGCATTTTGAAGATAGCCATAATCGGTTGCATAAACATCTTCATCGTTTCGTCGGCAAAGGTTAAAAGAACATTCATGAAATTATCTATAGCAAATTGAATCCGGGACCGTGAATCACCATCAGGCTTGTATAGTGGAGCCAAGAAGAATACGAAAAGTGGATTTTTATTATACTCTTCCCAATGTGCTAAGACATCTTTTTGATTCACTTTTGCAAAGTAGTAAAGAACTCCGAAGAGCAGCACACAGGTCAATCCTATGAACGCCAACATCCTTGTAGTGGGTGAATGAATTATACAATTTCTAAGACCGAAATATAGATGGCGCCCACTCGCAAACATCGCGGTTTTATCCGCCGTGCGGCATATACACGCAAACTCAAGAGCGGTAAGCGTGTACACGTTCCTTCGGCATTGATTAAGAATCGTGGTCTTCCTGGTAAGGGATATAAAGGACCCAACGGTCGTCCCGGTATAGGTCCTCTACGCGAGGGCGACCTATCACAGTTTGGTTACACAAATGTACTAAAACTCTCTAGCCCTCGCCGCCACGCCGCATTGCGTAAGGCGGTCGCCAAATACGGCTCCCTCACAGTTCGTCGTAAACTCCAGGCGGTTGCTACCTACACAAAGCGGACTTCGCCTGCCGCTAGCAAGACATTTAAGAATGATATTGCTTGGATTAAAAGTAAGTTAGATTAAATCTATTATAAATCTACCGACTTGGTAGAATGGGTGGATTTTTTTCCGTAAGTAGTTGGAACGATGTTGATACCTCATATGTAGACACACCTGAGGCAGAGACAACTGACTTATCTGGTGCTGCCGTCGCTACGGATGTATCTGGTGCTTCTACGGATGTATCTGGTGCTTCTACGGATGTATCTGGTGCTTCTACGGATGTATCTGGTGCTGCCGTCGCTACGGATGTATCTGGTGCCGCCGTCACCACGGATGTATCTGATGCTTCTACGGATGTCTCAGGCGCTACACCGCCAGCGTCAACTGCAACATCCGACCCTGCCCCACCATCCACAAAAGGCGGAGGTGAAGAACTCACCGCGGATGATGTACAGGCAGCCCAGGATGATCTTGAACGCACACGACAGCAAGCAGAATATGCAACACAGATTGCCGATATTAAAAAGAAACAAGCACAAGCGGAACTTGAAAAGTCAAAGGCGGAAAAGGAGTCGGAGCAGGCTCAAGTAGAAGTAGCAAATAATGAAACAAGTACCCCGATACCACAAACAGCAGGTACACGAGGAGCCCGAACAAAGGCGCGCAGACGAACTTATAAGAAACGCGCTCGTAAACAATCTGCACAGGGGGAAGAAACACCCAAGTAAAATCACGGCTTCCAACAGAGAGGGCTTCCCGTCATGGATTCAAACGGGGAAACTGATTTGGAGAAGATGATCGCCTGGAAAGAGGGTTATACAACTACTATAATCATCTTTCTAGTCATTACATTAGTACAACTTGGTATTTTAGCAGTATCATTTCAACTGCAAAATATTAAGGATATTAAAAAGAATTTTGGAAAATACCGATGTAATCCATTGTTTATGCCTTTTGTAGGCAACTTTGGATATAATCCTATAGATAATTTTAACTTTTGTGTACAAGGTGTCTTTAATTTCAAGGCTGCCGAAGTATTCGCTCCTATATACGCTATCCTTGGAACATTCCATGAAGTGCTCGAAAGCGTTGTAAACGCCGCTATGAGTATCCGTGGCATGTTCTCAAACTTCTTAGGCGGTGTTGAAAATTTCATATTAAGCATTCGCAATAAAATTCAGTTTTTAATGAATAATGTCCGCATGAGTTTTATTCGTATTCTAAACTTGATGGGCAAAGTGTACGGCTCTATGTTCGCCGTGCTCTTTATGGGACAGTCTGCCATGACCACCGCATTTAACTTAGCCGACAACGACTTGGTACAATTTATTATGGAATTCTGCTTTGCGCCGAATACACCTGTAAAAATGGCAGACGGCTCTTTCAAACCTATATCTTCGGTGGCAATCGGTGATGTACTTGCCAGCGTTCCTGGAAATCCTACACCTGTTGTAACCTCTGTATTCCGCTTCAACGGTGAAAAGACACCGATGGTCTCTATCGGTGATGTACTCCTGAGCTCCCAACATTATGTCTCTGTAAATGGGGGCATGGTGACGGCAGAGTCACACCCACTGGCTGACTTCGCTGCATCTATCCCCGAATTGGTATGCCTCAACTGTACCGGTCACCGCTTTGCCGTTGGAAAGGAGGGGCTCGTTGTCGCCGACTACGATGAGCACTCATCGGCGGATGTCGTAACGGCAACACAGAAAGTGGCTTCGGCTGCGCTCAATAGCGGTGCAGTTGACGACAAGGGACTTGTTGCCGATTACAGCCTTGGTGTCGGCGGAGATGTCTCCGTAAAGATGGCTGACGGCTCATGGAAACGCATGGACGAGATTTCGATAGGAGATATAGTAAAACATTCAGGTAAGGTGCTCGGTATTGTAAAAGAACAGTGTGATTCTACCATTACAACCCCGAAGGGCTTCGTATTATCTGCTGCGCAACTTGTCTATGATACTCCTAATAATACCTGGGTTCGTAGTGCGAAACTCTGGACGGAAGATAAGTGTGGAACGAAAACACTCTACAATATTATTACCGAAAACGCTGGCGTGATCTCTATTCGCAAGGGTCCGTTTGCCGAATTTATTCGCGATTACCGTGAAGTCCCTCTGCCCGAAATGGAAGCCGCCTACGAGAAAGAATTTCTAATGGCACATTAAATATGTCGGTATATACATCAACCGCGTATGTATATTACCCTGATCCTGCACTGCCATTGTCAACAGTTAACTACTGCGCCGAGAGTTGTGGTGTACTTCTCTTTCGTAAGCAGCCTAATGACCGTTCTGCCGCCGATACCACCTACTTCACCGGCGGCAAGGCACTCTACAGCTCCGAATCGAATAATTATAATGTCTATTCCTATGCTCCTAGTACTGGCATTGTATATACAAGTGCTCCGGGCGGCGGCACACCGTTTCCTACCTTCCGCTCGCATGCCGACTACATTCGCTATAAACGCATGAATACTCTGCTCACGCAGAATTATGCGAGCGATACAAAGACTTAAACTTGAAAAAAATTGACACGATTGTTTTAAGTATTTGAATCGGCATACGATGCCTATTCAAGTAGATGCTGCGTCTTACGGAGATATCTTCGCGGTACGAATGCTACCTCGTCGCACTGCCGCTGCGACCCGCCCCGCCTACCATATTGCACTCCTCCTAGATACAAGTGGAAGTATGGAGGGAGAGCCACTAGAAGCCGTGATTCGTACCCTTCACCTACTTATTGATGGTATGGCAGACCACGATGTGCTTTCAATTATTCAGTATGCAAATGCCGGTACGATTCTTGCAGATGCTGTACAGATTGAACCGGCTACGCGTGACCATCTTCACTCAATTGTGGAAGGTTTAACCGCCGAAGGAGGCACGAATATGGAAGCCGCATTTGAGACCCTTGGTATGGTAGCACTGACACTTCCTATAGACGCTGTATTTCTTATGACGGATGGATATGTCAATGTTGGTCACACAAGCGGTGTTGGTCTTCTACGAATTCTTGCCAGCCAACTTCCTGCCGGTACGCCTGTCAATACCCTTGGTTTTGGTGCTAAACATAATGTTGAACTGCTTCGTGATATGGCGGTACGCAGCCGCGGCTCCTACACCTACGCCGACTCTACCGAACTCATTCCCGCAATCATCGGCGATATTGTGGGTGGACTTGCCGATCAGGTTGGATTTAACGCAGTGCTTACGGCGAGTACCGGTGGTATTTGTGTAGAACTTGGTATGGATAGGGAACATCCTAATGTGTATCGTGTCGGTCCTCTCATTGCCGAGAAGCCCCAGTGGGTTCTCTTTCGCGGCACCGGCTCACCTGCACAACTAACATGGCGAGAGGATGGGTGTGATTGTAGTGTTGTCGTGGCAGCGGGTACCGGTGCCCTCAATACGCTCGACATTGAGGAGCAGGTCCAGCGCGTCCGTCTTGCCACTATAATGACCACCGTGACGGGATTGATAGCGCATAGGAACTATAACGGTGCTATTGGCGAACTACTTCAATGTGGGCATACGCTGGCAATGTCGCCAGCGGTCGGTCGTCCGTTTATCACGCGCCTCCAGGCGCAGGTGGATGAAATGCTTGAGGATGTTCGCTGCCAGCAGGAACAGCATGAACCAGATGAGGGCGTAGCGATGCTTACCCGAATGGTGAGTAATACGACGGCGCTTGGCACGCAGCACGGATTCTTCCTCAGCCGTAATACGACGGTAGATGATCCTAATGTGACAAGCCCATTTAGTACACCTCATCAGCGATCTGCAACGGCAGCCATGACCCAAGGTTTTCAATCTGCTATGTAGATGGACGCATCCGACACTATTCGCCGAAATAAGGCTCGGGCTTTGTATGTGAATCAATATGCTACCTTTGTTGCAAATAATACCGGCGGAGACTGTGGAAAACTTAGCACCTCCTGCTGCTATACTACCAGCAGTTGTATCAAACAGTTCCCATCATTTGAAAATAAGTACGATTACTATTATGGTATGAATGTATGTGTCAGCACCTGCGCAGTTTCAGGTCCCATTCCTGAGAACGGCGGTAGTAAGTAACACTTTTTTTCAGTCGGTTGATAAATGGCTGAGCCTGTGATATCCGAGAAACCGCAAGCGGATCGGCTCAAAGAATCAATTGCCGTTTTGAAAAAACTTACAATTGATTTAGGTATTCCTTATTCGTCCCCCGAGGTCCAAGAACTCAAATCTCGGTTTGACATGTATATCAAAGACGGAATCTGCTGGAACGGCACCGTCTCTTTTGCTGCTTATGGTCGTATAGCAATGGTGAATTTACCTCGTGGCGAAAAAAAACCTATTGAAGTAACATTGAAGCAATTGCGGCTACCTAAGTGATAACGTACGGCTGCGGATTCTGGACACGCTGTGGCTCCCCCTCCATCACCTCAATATCAAACTCTGCTAGATTCGCATCGGCTGCCTTCAGTGCGGCAGTGACCTTCTGCTTATACGCAATCATAAGTTCAAACGCATCGTTGACGGTGTAGTGAGTATCGTTGCCTGCATGAAACTCGTTCACTCGCATACCTAGAATATAGACATTCTTGTCGTAAAAGTAGATATCTAGGTTGTGCTCTGCGAGGTGCTGCCTCATTACATTATAGCGGGGCTGAGCATCTTCCATAGGCTGTCGGTAGCCAAACATCGTAAAGGCGGTCTTTAGGCTAATAGGATATCCAATATACATGGCTAGGTTATTGTGAATTGAGATGAAATATAATATTATCTCAATTTTTCTATTGGCGCGGCGATTAGTTACTGAACAACATCGCACCACGACCACCATATACCTTAAAAATGTTCCAAATCGTAATGTATACATATAAATTCATATTCGGCGGGGCTCCACCACCCCGCGAAGGATTCAAGGTAACATATAATTCCTTACGCTGAATCTTATCCCAATTTGCCGTTCCTTTCGGCTCATACTCCAGCCGGTCATTCTTATGTCCAAACGCATAGGCGTAAATATAACGGTCAATCGCCGCAGATTTGACAAAATACTGCGACGGAATCACCGACCGAAAGAAAGATCCACCCTCGTGTACAAAACGCTCATACGAATTGTAATGGAGTGCCGCCCCCGCCAAAGGCTCCGAATACGAGTCCTGAAATCCTGGTTTAATCTGCCAATTATAGAGTTGTAATGGTTGTAAGATTGCATCAGGCCACCACGGAATTGTAGTAGGATTCGGCAGCGGCGGAGATCCGCCCTCAGGCTGTGATACTGGAGTAGGATATAAATCGCGTGTAAATAAGAAATAGGCATTATACAGTTGCGCCTCGGGTCGCTGTAATACCCACATCATATCTTTCGTAGGATTGGCGTACGGGATGTTCAAATGAATTTCTGTTTGTCCCAGGGTCTGCTCTACCGGAACTGCAAAATGTTGCTTTACTTGATAGGTTAACTCGGCTGTACGAAATACGATTGCTTCGTACTCTTCCAACGAAATATACTCAATCATAGCATACGCATCAATCGGTGATAAACGGAGCGGCATTCTAATACCTGGAATAATTCCACCCGTAACAGGACCTGTTCCCATAGAGGAATTCATAGTGTAAACCGGACCAAGTATTTTGATTGGACTACCAGATGCATCAACAGCAGTTTCTCCCCAGAAAGGAGATCCTACAATCGGTAACATAGGAGCATACGGTTCTGTATACGCCGGTGTATTACTCAAACCAATTGTATTTGGATTTGCTCGTGCTTCTGTGTACACCAATCCATTTATTCCACGAAATGTTACATGAATACGCACGACATTATTATTAAGTGCCTGTAAAGGTAAAGCGTGCGAATGAACACCTGGTCTAGAAAACCAAAACGGAATCGGCACATACACGGTTGTCGGCGTAGGGCTCAAATATGTTGTATTTGTAAATCCATGCGGAGTACGTTTAATCATAAAATTCTTGGCTATTGCGGATTCCACCGTTTCGTTCAATTCGTCTAGGATTTCTAACAGTCGACTATCGAATGTTTCGACGATCTGACCGCCTATTTCCAATTCTATCTGCTGAATGAGCGCGTGACCAAGAGAGTTTGTCCAGCCGAAGAGCGGACCTAAGAAGCTGCCTTGATCGGTTAGACTCGTGCCGCCCATGGCTTGTATCGCGGCGATTTGTGTGCTATAAATATCTGGCATCTCTACAACAATCATAATGGCATTTACCAGCTCGCCGATTGTGGGAATCGTAAGAGAAACACGCTGACCAAACTCGGGTGTGCCGTCAAAGTCTACACGATTCCATTGCGCCGCCCAGCGCGTTGTTTTATTAATTACATGAACGAACTGATGGATATCTGGATTGCCCTTAGGGGACATCAAGCGTGCATCAGCGAGACCCGTACTCACTAGGGTTAGGCTATTTGCGGGTGTAGCAGCCATCCTATCCTTGTTATATGGGGTTAATTTAGGTGCTTTACTTTGTCCTCGGTCTCAAATACGAGCGTATCACCAGTATTTATGAGTTCAGGTATATATGTTGTATGCGTAATTTTGTTGGGAATTTGGATATCCAGCCATTTGAATTCGCGGGGATAGATTTGATATATCTCTTTATTGCATTCATAGGTGTACCAATTCTTCACATAGATTGGGTTAAATTCTTTGTTTGCTAGGATTGAACCATATCTGCGCTGAGCAACCTGAATTGGTAATACTTTTGTTGAAAGTATATGATTCGTATTATGGTAGGAATTTTCAATAAGAAGTTTGCGCTCCCAATGTTCCAGCGGGCGGTAAGAAAAAATATAAAATCCTTTTCGTATATGAGAATAACACATTTTATAATATTTAAAGTAGTATCTTTAGGCAATATCCCTCGTAATCAACATACCATTCGCTACCATAATCGCCACCGCGCCCAGAATCTGCGTCATATTCGGCTTCTGATTTGTAAAAATCCAGTCAAATACATAGGCAGACACAATACCAAAAAACGAAAGTACGCTAAATACGATTGTGCTCACTTGGGGAATAAGGAAAAAGCGCAAAGCATAGCCCGTAAATCCTACCAACGAATTGAAGGCAAGAATACTACCGAGTCCGCTGGGAGTAATATTTAATGTGTTCTTTGCAAGAACACCGACGGCGGCGGCGGCGGCGATTCCTACTGCCCATAGAACACCGCTGCTACCGTACATCTGTATCATTTTCGTCCATGGCTGGTTTGATTCTTTCTCCTCGCGCAACCGGAACCAAATATAGATACCGACCTCAGTGAGTGCAGCAAGTAGGGCACTAATAACGCCTACCAGGGTCCAATTGGTAGCGGTGGGCTGGGCAAGTGCGATGGCACCTCCTAGGGCTAGAGTTATCCAAGGTACCGAAGTGAGAGGAATAGTTTCTTTGAACACCGCAGCAGTCGCCAAAATATTAAACACGGGATAGGTGTAAAAGAGTGCCATGGCATTGCCGCCTGTTAACTGCTCAAACGCGGTATAACTCGTGAACACATGGATTAAATTGAGTACGCCGGCACCGAGTGTTTCCGTGGACAAAAGGGAACCGACAGCAAGAGGATTCTTTGTAAGAACCGCCGCTACTGCGGCAAGCGTAGTAAATACCGCCATCCGTAGACCAGTTTGTAACAGAACCGATACATCAACTAGTTTAATCAACAACGGATACGCCGATAAAATTACTTCTGATAAAACCAGAAGTAATTCGTTGATCATTCTTATTTTAGTAAGAGATATAAAGCACGGCTGGGAAGTATTCAATAAAGATGAGTTTTCAAAACCTATCTCAGTTATTGATGAAAGTTCAACAGAAACCGAAACTATTTAACATGGATCTTCATATCTCTGTGATCGCCGACTTTAAAAACCTATGTCCCCAATTTGAGGTGACCGATGTATGTATGAGTGGTCACGCCTGGGTCTTCAAAAAACCGACAATGGCAATGGAACATATCAATCCTAGCACTTGGGCGCATTTGGACGAAGCAATGATTGCCGCCTTTCAGGCACGGTACGACGATTTTTTATCAACCTTTGACGGATTTATCTGTGGACATCCCAACGGATTTATACCCGTCTTTGAAAAGTACAATAAACCTATTATTATGATTAATTCGTGTCGTTACGATTTACCATTCTGCTGGTCACGCAACACGCGCATGCTTGAATTGTACAAGGCGTGTCTGGGTCGCTTGGCGGCACGGGGATTGCTTATTGCCGTTTCCAACAATAAAGCGGACCAACTCTATACCAAACTAGGATGTGGATTATCTACTACACATATTCCGTCATTATGCGCGTATACAGGTATCCAGTATAAGCCTCGGCGACCCACATTCCTCTGCTATCACGGGAATTTGCCCAAGCATCCACTTATCACGATGAAGAGCGAATTGGGTGGACAATTCGAATGGAGCGACCTCGGCACATTCAAAGGTATTATTCACATTCCTTACGAAATCAGCACTATGAGTATGTTTGAGCATTTCTCTGCCGGTATTCCGCTGTTTTTTCCGTCCAAACTCTACATGCTTCAACATGTAGCAATTAATAGCGTCTCGGCGTACTGGCAGAGTGATTTGCCTATGGAGTTATCCTTGTTTTCTAACAAGGCTACATGGTTGTCTTTGGCGGATTATTATGAAGTGTTCAAATCACCCAATGTGTACTTATTTGACTCATTTGAACATCTGGTGCGGCTTTTAGAGACCTTTGAATGGAAGGATGACCGTGCGGTGCTTGATACATATCGTAAGGAGATTCGCACATCGTGGTCCAGCGTTTTGTCAAAGCACTTTAGTATAGATCTTTGAGCGTGCGGGCGCTCGGGTCCGTTGCCCCCTCAATCCACCTCGGCAACCACATATGGGGAATAAGAGTCGTCGCCTTATCGCCATAATTTTGGACAAAGAGTTGACGGTACCAGCGCGCCTCATCCGTCTGTGGAGGATTATGGATGTATTTTGTATCTTGATCCGTGGAAAGGGTCTTGGCATACTCGCTTGTACGGAGATACCACGAATCAGTTGTTGCGGATACACCGTCACTGAACGCCTCCTTCTTACGCATGAGTACATCTAACGGTAAATAGTGGTCGTGGACGAATGCCTCGCGTAAAATAAACTTTTCTATCATCGCGCCGCGCCCCTCCGCGTTTGCCTTTTTGGGTCTGCGTAAATAGGTGTCAATCGCTCGCCAGGTCGCTACCACATTCTTATCTAGAAACGGTGTGCGCGCTTCCAGACCGTGTGCCGCTATACACCGATCCGATCTGAGAACATCGTATAAGTGAATCTCTTTGAGGAGCCGTTCAGATTCTGCCTCAAACTCCTCGTCACTCGGCGCCCTGTAAAAATATAAATAACCTCCACCGATTTCGTCGGAGCCGTCCCCATTAAAGACGACCTTAATATCCGTATTCTCTTTTATGTATTTACCAATTAGCCAATTGCCAACGCTGGCTCGTACCGTTGTAATATCGTACGACTCAATATCATGGACTACTTGGGGAATCGCATTGAGGAAATCCTCAGGAGTGACAATCACTTCGTGGTGCTCGGACTTAATAAACTTCGCCACCATTCGGGCGTACATAAGATCCGTAGAACCAGGCATTCCAATACTGAATGTATGGAGTTTCTTATGTGTTAGTTTGAGTTCTCGTGCCGCAATCGCTGCAATCAACGAACTATCCAAACCACCGCTCAGCAGTGCGCCAATAGGACGGTCGCTCAAGAGACGCTTCTTTACTGCCGTAATGACGGACTCTCTTAACGCTGCCTTGGCAAATGATAGTCCGTTTGGAAATCCAAACGCCGCAAGTTTCACATGAGGAACTTCGTGATACTTACAAGAATCTAACATGATTCCCGTTGTAATATTGTACAGTGCCCACATTCCTGGTGGAAATGGCTGAATCTGCGTGTAGTCGGCTGGGAGCGCTTTGATTTCCGATGACCAAATAGTGGACCCATCCGCATAATTGGCTTGGTACAAAGGTCGTACGCCGTACGGGTCCCTTGCAATGAGCAGAGTATCATCGTTCGTATTCACATGGGCAAAGGCAAATACGCCGTCCAGGGCACGAACCAGGGCTGTAGGCGGAAGATGGGTTGCGAGGTGGGGAATGATAGCACAGTCACTCGTTCCCTCGGCGAGTTGAAGATTCCAGCGATTCGCGAGTTCCTTATAGTTGTAAATTTCACCGTTACATATGGTTGCTGTGTTGTCCTGGAGAAACGGCTGATGACCTAGTGGGGTTAAACCGTTAATTGCGAGGCGCGTAAATCCCAGTAAGACACCGGATATATCATTGATGGCAGTGTATTCTGGACCTCGCGGCTCCAGGTTCTTGATGTATTTTAGAGCCTGTTCTGTCGTAAGCCCTTTTGCTTTGAGTGTAAACCAAATGCCGCACATTGCTCTACGGTATAAGAATTCGTTAGTTTTGCCGTTTAAACGAAGGCGAGCCGACATTCAAAAATATATTGGTTTTTGTTTTTTTTGAATTTTTATTGGTTTATTGGTTTTGTATTTGGTTGTTGATCTAGGCGACGCTATTCATCATCTGCGCCTCTGGAATAGAGACCTCTGCCGCGCGAGGAACCGGCTCCTGCGGCACCGGTGCCGACACATCAACTGGCGTGGTCTCCACGAGTGACGCCGACGCATCCACCTGTACTTCTAGCGGAATCGTTGGTTGATTCTGCTGGCGCACCTCCCAGTTAATTGCGTAGAGCGCCTGTGCCGTATCGCGTCCGTTCATATACTGGAGTGCGGTCTGCCAGTCGACCGTCTTGTTCTGGGGCTTGAGATCATTGATGTAGAGATTGTGGAGCCCAAAGACGAACGGGCGGTACTTCGGCGGAATCTGTCCCTTCTGCAAGCTGCGCGCCTTGAAGACATCGGTGTACAGATTGTACACCGTGCGGCTAATCATCTTCCAGCGATCCACAATAGCGTTCGCGGAGAAGCGCTCCTCAGGATAGAGAGCGAGGTAGTCACGAAGCATACCCGTGCGCCATAGACTTAGCCATAGGAAGTCGCGGCGTGCGGAATTGCCACGGAGTCGGCGGACGCGGTTGTACGCCTCGCCGCGTACCTTCCAGCGCTCATTCGTCGTCGCATTCTTCATGCAGTATCCCTGGAAGTTGTGCTTGAACTGCGCGTTTTCCAACTGGAGATTGGCGGTCAGCTCGCTCCAAGATGCTACCGACACCTTTGCAACATCAAAGATTGTCGGTTCCGCAATAGTCATAAGAGTGTCACCCGTATACATCTGCTTCTGGACGCAGACAACCGTCGGTGTCGTGACATTCACCACAATACGATTCTCAGGATGCTGGAGTACCCAGGTGTACTGCGTAGCCGTGTTGAGCGATGCGAGAAAGTTGGACCATGTCATCGTCGTGGACACCGCCTCTTCAAACAGTTGGCGAAAGCTCTTCGTCTGGCTATAGAAGCGGCAGTTTGCGTTGAGCGTGGAGCGCGTGTGGAAGCGCCACTGGTTGTTGTACTGGTCGTAGAAGCCGCAGATCATCACGCCATCAATAAAGCGCTCAATCTTATAGCCCTCCACACTTTGGCTATTCGGCATAGACTCGCCATCGTGGCTCTTCTGCGGAGCAACGCTCACTGGCGTATTCTTAATCACATCCCACACAACGGAACGGAATGCGCGGACATGGGGGAGCGCAAGATTGCTCTTGCCCTTCACATAGCGAATAAGAGCAAACGGCTGCTCAGGAGTTGAATTGTCGTCTACACGGAGATGACCGCCCTCTTCGCCAGTAAGAAAGGTCTTGAGCGCAGCCCAGGTAGGATAACGGGATGAAAGGGATGAAAAGACGGACATTGGAGGAATATAAGAAGGAAGAGGGAGTACACACCGTTTATTCAACGGCGACGCTGTCAATTTTTTTATCTTGTGTTCCAGTTGGACAAGAAAAGAGACCCGCTCCTACAGTAGAGGAATGGATGAGGAACTTGTGCCCGAATTGGGCGACTGGGTTACCATTATGAGCGATACATATAAAACTACCAGTGGTCGTATTATCTACCGCGATGGCGCACTTATTCGCATTCGTCCTACACAATCCAGCAATACCGGTATCGATTTTCCGCTAGTTCCTGAGACCGGCGCTTTCCAAGAGGCACTCGGCGTCCAAGAAATTCTTATTCACGAAAAACGCAAAGATCCCCATTTTTCTATTCAACTTTCCGTTGCCCCTGGCGAGATACTTGAGTTCTTTACAGTGAATGGCGTGGCGGCAGAGGAAGGTGTTGTCGCCAAAGTTGTTGCGACCGATACCGAAGATGGTATTATTCTTGAGGACGGCACAATTCTTAATTTTGAATTTATCGGTGCAGCACCACCCCATGATATTATACGCCCTCGTGCCGCTCCTGCCCCACCCGAAAATAATAGCGATTCCAATGCGGAAACGGTTGAACCTGCTGCTGAAGAAGAAGTATTCCCGGAAATAGACTATGACTTATTGCCCGCTGCGCTCGTAGAGGAGATTCCTAGTGAAGAGCAGACATTTAGCGATAGCGTTCAGCGTGAAGATATGTTTGTATCTTTACTCGTGGATATACCCCTCAAGAAACAACGAGATCCCAAGGTGATGCAGAATCTCTACCGCACGACCGACTTACTGCTCGCGATGAAGAATTCTCTCGTCGTCCGCGACGAATCCGGCGCGGTCCTACCAGATGTAGCACCTACTTCCTATGTTGTAGATTCCCTACAGGATATTCTAGACAAATCCCGTAACGGCGATTCTCTGCGTGCCTTCCTACCCGTTATGGCGGTCAAAAAGGTACTCTACACCGACGACAATGAACCGTTCAGTAGTGAAGATACGGAATCTCGCTCCGACATTGGAACTCTTATTGATGTTGCCGCCAGCGGCTCCAAATTTCAAGAAGAATCGGTAGACAACGCCTTTGTTGCCTATATACACTCTGTACTTCAAACAATTCAGGCTTATGTGCCGGCGTCGGCAAGTGCGGAACGCATCGCCTACGATACAGATGTACTTCGTTCACAGTTGCCGCCCAAGCCGGTCACCGGTTTCGCATCGGTGCCGCCCGCGGTGAATAAAGGGAATGAAGCGATTCCTCTATACTCCGATTCACTGAGCACAATTAATAACCGTCTTGTACGCTTATTGTCGTCATCAATAATACGAAATGCGAAGACCGGTACAAATACGGTAGTCGCACCCGCCGATTCCGGCAAAGTCCTACACCACATCTTACTCTCTAC